GGATCCAGGCATTAAATACACATCACCTAACGGATCTTTTTGTCGTTCTCTTGGACTTCCGTTGTTTTTTCTGTATGCAATCATATTCAGTATTTTATGCAGTATTTCACGCCAGCGTTGAAGGGCCTTGTTTCATCACCCGTTCTTGGAGTTCCGTTTGTGCCGTCTGTGAGGGCGATTTGCACTCGATTTGTTACGTTGTCGGTTAATGAAGTATTATTGAGTGCGTCTACATATGTATCCGATCCGTTATTAAACATTCCCCTGTGGTAATTATAGCGATGAAAGTGACCCTGAAATTGATCATCCTCAAAACTCCCCACACTTGGCCCAGTAAAATGATCAGATCCACCTTCAGTAGCCATTTGATGTGTACCATGTCCACCAGTACCCCTTAAAAAAGCACCTTCTAAATCTGGTAAAGCGAACGTGCTAGATCCGTCTCCTGCACCCCATGTTGTTCCTATTGCAGTAAACAAATCTGCATAGGTTGTTCTTGAAACCGCAGATCCGTCACACGCAAGCCAACCAGTAGGTACTGAAGACATGCCAAAAGGGGCAATCAATCCCACTAATATATCTATTTTGTTTTGCGCTATGACTGTCATTAAACCACCACTAATGTTCCGTTGACTACAATCGACCCGGTCGCCGTGACGGGGCCTCCTATTACTGCCGAGTCACCAGAGGCGATGGTCCAGGTCGTGTTTGCCGGGACTGTCTGGGAACCTCTATAGAGCATCTGGTTTTTAATTCCACTTGAGTCGAACTCAGGTGGGCCAGTCTCTTTTAATTCATCTGACCCTGCTTGTGTATTTCCTAGTCGCCTCATGAAATCTCCTCGTAGCTTGCGATTACATCCAGGTCGTTGGCCACACTCGCCTGTGCGTATATGGATCGGTCCTCTTCTATGTACATCGCCGTTGACTTATCTATGACAACGAGCATCCCCCCGGCTGGAACTGCCACCGACTTTGCGAGGTGGTAGCTTGTGCCACTGTCTGTCGGACCACCGTCTGCGGTCACATAGGTGATCGTAATGTCGGCAGAGTTTTCACCGTCGTCGTTTACCACAATTAACTGGTTTAGTTTGAATACTTTTCCAGAGCTTGCTGCATTAGAAATAACAGCATTGGCATTGGTATCAGCCAGACTTACAGCCGCAGACTTTGCGGTGATCGTCGCGACGTTTACTACATTGGGTGCGGCCATATTTTCCTCATCCGAATACTATTGCCATGGCAATTGATTTTCCCGTGGTTGCTAGTTTGTTTATGTTGGTTGCGGTTTGTGTTATTAAAGTGCCGCCAAGTTTTAATCCGTTGCTTCCGTCGTGAGAGGCAATGTCTATGTCAAGAGTTCCATCCGCAAACTTAATCCCTCCGGCGGGTGGCTGTATTAGTAGCTTGTCTGTGCCGTCCTCGTCGTACTCGATATGTGCGTCCTTACCCGTGCCGAAGTATAGCTTCTTGTCGTCTGCTATGGTTACGTCGCCACCAGATATTAATAGGCTGTCGGTGCCGTCTTCATCGTACTCCAGGCTCACATCACTCGTTGTACCAAAGCTGAGTTTCTTGTCGTCGTTTATTATTACATCACCAGTAAATGTGTCTCCAGAAGATTTAATTGCATCCGCTAGAAAGAAACTACGGAATACATGGATCTCGCATATATCATCCTCGGCTGCGGCTGAGCCTAAAGAAACCTGGCTAGAGGTAAACGTATAGTCGTCTGTTTCTACCAGCATTATACCGTTGAGAAAAACATTTACCTCGTCACCACCGTCTATGATGCAGGGGAAGTTGGTCTGCCCACCAGAGCCTACCGTGGTGACGTATTTATCAACCTTACTATTACCCGATATGGACGCTTTTCCTATGAATGGCATTATGTCATCTCCATGTAAGAAAATACTACATCGATGTTAGTGTTTGCCGCATACACCTTAACGGAGTCACCAACCTGTAGTACATATTTTTGTCCAGCCATCAACTCGAGAGATGTTTTTTCATCGATAGTAACATCCTTTATTATATATGCTGATGCGTTGCTACCTATGTTGCTATTATTTCCAGAGTTGTTTGTCGACGAGACCAGTTGAACGCTCGTGTCCACAGACGAACTGTGCTTATTAGAAAGCAACAGTGCCAGCACAACTGTTGTGGTAGAAGCCGGACATGTATAAATCGTTGAAGTGTTTGCCCCTACCGTTGTTGCCACCGAACTGACCGATGTCACTTTGAACGTGTTAGCCATATATCATCCGAGGGCAATTGCCATAGCTGTAATTTCTGAGGATATATTTGAATTTCCACCCCAGGTGCTGAGTGCCGTGTTCTCTACATTACTAAGGCCAACCTGGGTCTTTGTTACCGAGTGAGGGTTTGATGTGTTCCCCGTGTGGGACGTAAGGTCGGAAGCTGTTGCAACCCCTGCCTCTGCTGCCGTCTGGTTGATCCACATTGATGTGCCCGAGTCATAGGCCAGAACCTCATTATCTGCCGGGGTCCCTGTAATCGTGGTGTCGTTAAGTTCTGCAATAGTATCTTCTGTTGCAACCTGGGCATCCACATAAGTCTTAATAGCCTTTGCGGAAGCCAGTGTGTCGTCTGACCCGGATACCGAAGAAAGGTCTGTATCTAAACTGCCAGACGCAATATGGCTTGTCGTTAGGTCAACCAACGAGACCGCACCAGAAGAGACACTAAAGTCTGCCGATGCAAAGGAGGCTATCCCCTTGTTTGAAGAAGTTGCGTCCTCTCCAGTAACAGTGATTGTTGTCCCTGTAGCAGATGTATCAATACCCTCTCCGCCAGCTACTGTTAGGGTCTCTGACCCTAAAGCAACATCTATGGTTCCTGAGTCGGTGGTTGCATCCAGGTCTGATGCAGTTATCTGGACATCGACATAGGTCTTAATTGCCTTGGCAGAGGCCAGGGTGTCATCAGCACCAGAAACACTGGTTAGGTCTGTATCGACGGTCGCTGCTACAGTAAGGCTGTCCCCACTGACACTAACCGTAGCCGTGATCGGAGATGTCCCGGTAAATGTAAAGGTGTCTGTTGCGTTGTCTGCCTCGGCAACATTACTGCCGTCAGACATTTTATTGAAAACATTCTGGGCAGCACCCACCTTGGAGAAAGGTGTGGCAACACTAATTGTCGGTGTTGTCTCGGTAACAGTTATCTTATTGCTGGAGGGGGTTACCGTTACAGTATTATTTGACTCGGTTACACTAACGATATTACTCATGCGGTTACCTCACGATTAAGTATCACCCTACCCTCTAAGATTCTTGACACGGTGTCTGCGCTGGTAGTCTTTAGTTCAAAGTCATACACCGCATTGTCGAAGTCGTACCCGGCTGTTGTCCCGTAGGCGATTTTAATATTTATATTTGGGCTGACACTGCTAAGCGTGATACCACTACCATTCGTTAGACTAGCTATCTCGGTACCGCCCTTTGACTCTTTAATCTTCATCGCGGCGGTATATCCAGAGCCAAGTGCCAACAGTGACCCAGCACTATCCTTATAGTCTATGTCAAGGTCCAGGTCGGCACCTTGTTCTATGGTAATGTCGTATCTGCCTGCGGCCATTAGTAGTAGCCCTGGCCCTCTAAGATTCCCTTCTTTTTGCTCTTTTTCTTTTTCTTCATTTTGTGGTATCCAGGCATTTTACTTCTCAGCTAAATGGTATGGTTTGTCCGCCCCTTAGTTTGATGAGTCTTTGTTCATCACAACCGCAAGGACTATCTTCAGTACAGGTACATGGTTCACAGTAACATTCTAAGCATTTGCACTCAGGGTTATCACAGGTTTTCATGTGTAACTTGGTGTCGTGCATTACAAGAATCTATTGATCCTAAAGCCTCCAGAGTTACGTCCTTCTGACAGTGTTCCGCTTGTAATACCCTCCTGCCGAAGTGCGATCTGGGCCTGCTCTACAAACTTGGCTCTATACATCTGGGACTTCTCAATTGATTTGACCTGGCCCTCTTTTAACCAGGCTCTTTCTAAGGCACCAAAAACAACTGCCTCGTGCCAGTAACCATGGATCTGAGGCGTGCTCGTGTCCGAAGATAGTCCTGAAACTTTAGGTACACCACGGACAGATAGTTTATGAAAAACTTTAGTTGTTGCATCTTTATCAACGTAAAGGTCCCTGTCTTCTTTCGGAAGCGGATAAATACGAAATGTATCACTCGTCCGGTGATTAAAAATGGCGCCTTCTACTGGGCCATGTTGGTCACGCCACTTTGGAGTGTTTGATACAGAAAAGATTGCAGAACTAAATGCGTTAGGATGAAAGCCCATAGAGCTTTCTAATAGGAATGAGCGGTGGGATCTGGAAGCCGCAGCAGCGTTCAA